GCCGATGTTGAGGTTTATTAAACTCGCTATGCAAAACCTCTGAGTCTGTCTTCGGATTTTTCGCTATGTTTTGTCTAGCATAAAAAGCATCCCATAACTTTTTTCCCGTACTAGTGTCCGCAAAAATATTATGAAACCATGCCTTCTCTAAGTATTCTTCTCTAGAAACACCTATTTTTTCTAAAGTAATATCTATATTCTTTTGAAGTATCCAGTCATTCCAGTTTGAACTCATATAATGCCTCTATATATTAAAAAGGCGACCGAAGCCGCCTTTTTAAATTAAGCTTTTAGTTTAAAAACTATTTACCTAAGTTTCTGAACAAGCAGTTGAATCGTGGAGTATACACGAATAACGCTCCGTAAAGAACAATCGCGAATTCAAGAGCAGTAGTAACGATCGCGAAGTTGATCTTAGAAAGAGGAGCAAGTTGCTTGAAACGCATACATTCAGAAGACATATCAAGTAGGAAAGCTTCACCAAGACCAGGAGCTTTAGCGCCAGAGTCGATGATTGTTCCAGCTGATTTGTAGTTTCCGATGAAAGCTTCAGAGCCAGCAGCTGCGCCAGACATCTTACGATAAACTTTGAAAAACTTAGCGCCTGCAGGACCTGGAGTAACGATAGTAATTGCTGCAGCACCATTAGCACCAGGAGTTACGCCTGTAAGAGCAGCTGAAGGAGAACCTTCGCCGTGGTCATTAACAGCAGTAACTACGTAGTCATAAGATGCAGCTGGATCAAGAGATCCGTCTACAGAAGGAGCTGCTGGAGCCGTGAGAGACGGAGCTACTGGAGCACCTGCGATACCTACTGAACGAACTCGTCCACGAGGACGTAGGAAAAGATTTGGTTTGAACTCGATGCTACCAGCAGAGGTAGTCATCTTGCTTACGTCATAACCAACTGTTTGATTGCTCAAACCTGGGTTAGAACGGAATTGAGGATAGAATTGCTTAATGAAAGAACTTAGAGCAAGTGGCTCAATATGAAGATCACTTGGAGATCCAAAGTTTTCAAGAGCGATAACTGCTAGATCTTCTAGGTCGTCCTGAGTAAGAACTGCACCAGCAAGATCTTTTGCAATTGAACGAGACTCGCCAAAACCTTCAAATTCTTTTGATTTTTGTTGAGTATCTTCGTCGCCTTTTAAAAGCTGCTGAAGAAGACCATTCATTGCGATTGAGTTAGCTGGAAGATCTGAAAGGGCGCCATCTTGCTTACCTGTAGCAGCATTAGCAAAGTGTGCATGACCCCAGTACATTTCGCGCTCAACACTCTTAAGAAGGTGCATTGTTCCTTCTTTTGCTTGTTGTGCAACAACGTCACCAACAGTCGTGCGAACCAATGTCATCTGGTGACTTACCTTACGGCGAGTACCAAAGAACACGATTCTTTGACCGTCTCTGATGTATGTTGAATCTTCTTCACGTGGTGCTCCACCTTCTCCAATATATGGAGATGCGTCAGAACCTACACCGATCAAGCGATTATATTGCTCGAATAGGTTATAAGCTTTGTCTACTGAAATAGCTGGCCACATCTTCAAGTTTTTCATGTCAAAAGTAACACTCTTAAGAGTACTTTCTAATGACTCAGCCTGAAGCACACCGCCATAAACTAGGTCAGTTGGTTTACCCGCACCGCCGTATCCAGCAGTGAGAGCCTTGTTAAGAGCCTCGATTTCATCAGAAGATACAATCCCCTGCTCTAGCCCCTGATTGATTTGGTCTACAGTTTCGTTTCTGTACATTGTCTATCTCCTTAAATTATCTCAGCCCGTATTTGTTGGCGATTTCTAAAACTGTTAAATCTGTTCCTGTTTCAACTTTGAAAATGTCGGCAGAATCTACTGATTTACCAGACTTCTTAAGTTCAAACAATTGATTAGCTACTTGCGACTTAGAAAGAGGCGCAATTTCCTCTTGTGATTTATGCAGAGGAGCAACACCTGCTGGAACTCCGCGACGCTGAACTGGAGCGTCTGCGATAGATTCAACGATGTCTACTAATCTAGCGATTGTTTTTTCAAGCGTGTCAAAGCGATTGTCTACATAAGACTTCATAAGAGCTGACTCTTGAGAAGTAGATTTTGCAGACTTCTTCATCTTAGGCTTTGATTCAGGATCAATTTCATCCATTGATTTCTCTCTGGCTCTTCCGCTAGCAATAGCGTCTCTAGCCATTGACCAAGATGGAGACTCTTCGCCTTCTTCATCTTCTTCATCTTCATCGTCTTCTGCCTTATCCATGCAGTCGGCTTTGTCCATGTCGTCTTCGTCTTGATCTTCGTCCTCTTCTTCCTCTTCATCTTCGTCTTCGGCTTTTTTGGCTTCTAGTTTGCCATTCTTAGACTTATCAGCGATTCCGCTTTTGTCATCGCCAATAGAGATTTCTGAAGCTGCGAACTTGGATTTTTTAATCTCTTCAATTTCTTCAAGTGTTTCATCAATTAAAGAAGTGAGAGACTTTACCATTTCTTCATTAGTGAATTCCATAGTAGGTTCTCCTTAAGTAAACTTCTTTAATATTATTGACCCATTCCGTTAAGATCAACGTGTCCTGGCAATTCACCAGCAGGAATAACTACTGTGTTAGCATGGCCACATACAATTCGTAAAACTTGAAATTCAGCTATAGAAGCTGGATCTGTGTCAAGTACGATTTTTCCAGGATTAGCTACGCCAATTCCTAAAAAAGGAGAAGCTGATCCATCGATTCCACCCATAGGTGAGTCAATTACAGCATCTTCATAAGTAATTACGATTCCTTCAGCCTCAAGTTCATCAGCGCTAGTTCGAGATACAGAAAGACCTCTTTGCTGACAGTTTCTCTGGATTTTATCCAAAATTTGTACGCCCATAGCCATTGTTTTTCTCCTTTACGAGTTCATTGAAAAAACTTACATGTTACACTCTATCAGGTGCTTAAGCTTAAACAGCCTAAATAGCTGATACTGTTATATGATTATACTTGAATATGCTAAGTTATTGATTTTTATGACTTTGCTGAACCTAATCTATAAAGACTAAAATTCTGTTTGCATTCTCTGCACTTTACTTGATGCGGCATAAAAACTTGCTCATGGCCACAATTATCGCAAGTTATGTACTCTAGAGATTTAGCTAGTGCCTCTTTTAGTTCATATAGTTTTTTATTTAATGAATTAAGACCACGATGGCGGTAATAATATTGTGCAATCTCTGAAAGATTTTTATCTTTATCATTCATCAACTGCACAAGAAGACGAGGATCTAGGTTTGGGTTTGCTGCTATTGATTTTCTAGTATCTACGTCTTCATCGTTAACCAGCTTCTCATGATGACGAGGGTCTAGATTTGGGTTTCCTGCCGTTAATCCTCTGACTGTCGAATCTTTATCGTTAAGTAGCTGCTCATGATGACGAGGGTCTAGATTTGGGTTTCCTGCTATCGCTGTTCTAACTGCCCAATTTTTATCGTTAACCAGCTGCTCATGATGACGAGGGTCTAGATTTGGGTTTCCTGCTATCGCTGCTCTAACGTCCCCATCTTCATCGTTAACCAGCTTCTCATGATGACGAGGGTCTAGATTTGGGTTTCCTGCTATTGCCTGTCTAACGTCCTCATATTCATCGTCAACCAGTTGCTCATGATGACGAGGGTCTAGACTTGGGTTTTTTGTTATTGCCAGTCTAACGTCCTCATCTTCATCGTTAACCAGCTGCTCATGATGATGAGGGTCTAGATTTGGTTTTTCTGCTATCGCTGCTCTAGTGCCCCAATCTTCATCGTTAATCAGTTGCTCATAAAGACGAGGGTCTAGATTTGAAGCCAGGGCAATAATACTTCTAGTGTTTGGATAGTTGTTAATGAGAGTTTCATGAAGACGAGGGTCTACTCCATCAATATTCTCATTAGGATTTACCATCTCCCAGGCCTGATGTGGAGGCAACGAACCGCTTGACAAAGCTTTTAGTTGATTTTCATAACTATCAAGATCTGTTACTAGGCTAGGATTCGCATCCAGCACTTCTTTTTGATGCTCAGGTGAAAGGTCTGAGAATTTAAAATTCTCTCGACGTTCATAGCCTCCACCGGCAATGCCTTTTATTCTTGGGTTTTTAAGAAGTTCAACTATTGCTTCATGGTGATGTTCTTTTGGTTTACTATTAGAGTGCGCCTTCATTTCGCCAAGCCAACCGTTATTCTCAATAAAAGTAAGATGCGGTTTATGCTTACCATCTCGCTCTCTAATGCTTCTTAAAGAAAGTACATTATCTGTGGTTCGCGTTTTACCTTCTATATTCCCACAATGATTAAGCGCTTTCCCTTCATCTGCATCGTACGAATCATTTAGTGAGTACCAGTTTCCAACTTCTTCTCCAATCTTTACAGTAGGAGACATCGGACTCGTTTTTTCTGTAGGTTCTACATGTCTTTTTTCAGACGGCGAATCAGAATGTGCCATCTCTGCAGCCTGCAATTTACTAAAACCAGTATCAAAATTATCTTTAGAATCAAATCTAACTTGTTTTATTGCATCGGCATGAGTCGCCATTCCGCCATAGTGAGCCAATTTTTCTTTAACATTTTGTGTAAATCCTGCTGGGTTATCTCTGTGATTTTTAACGGCCCAAGTATGCCAAGCAGGTGGCAGTGTGCTGGTAACCCAGTCCACATGATCTTTTCCATGTGCTGGATCTTTATACATTGCTAGAAGTTCTTTTTTGCCCTTAGCTAGTTCTTCTAGTTCTGTAGTTACTGCTTTAACTAGGGTTTTTTTTATTTTTTTTTTACGCTTGGTTTCTAGACTCTGTGGTTGAATAACTCCGCCACCTACCATATTAGTTGGTACTCCAGCTCCGCCGTAGCCAGCAAGCAGTGCTTTTTTTAATTGTTTTTTTACATTATCTCTTTTAATTTCAGCATTATCTTTAGTTAAATCGCTTTTACCAATATTACTGGGTTTAGCTATATGTGCTTCATATAATCTTTTAGCCTCGCTAACATTAGCATTGGCTGTTGCACCACTCGGTGTATTTTTAAGAGTATTTATGTATGTAACCATCTCTTTATAGTCTGGGTGAGTTTCTGGTATTGGCCCTTGTTCATGCCATCTATTTACAACATCTGGATGAGAGAAGCCGTCTGCTGTATTTGGACTAGACTGCAACTTGCTAACTCCAGCTTGTCCGCCAATTAGCCCCATATGATTTACCTTAAGAGCTTTTACCAGTTCATTTATCTTTTTGACATTATTCTCTACTTTCTTAAAAACAGCATTTTTCATTATCACTTCTGGCTCAGGTAGATCTATGTTTACCTCTATGCCAAGTTGTGCAGAAATCTCTTTTATTTTTAAGATATTGTCGTGTATTGAATTTGCCGATGCATGTCTCTGTATGTGTCTGAAAGACGGCACGTTTGTCTCAGCTAAGTGCATTACTGACTTAATTAACTGCTTATCTGCTTCCCAGTCTGTGTTGCTTTTATTTACTTCAAGTGGCTCAACTAATGTGGCATTATTTGCAGGAGTAAACGTTAGCGCAACTGAATGTATTTTTGTTCTAGCTAATCGAGTTGGGTCACTAACTCCGCGAGCCATAACACCGCCTTCAACTGAGGCTTTCATTACCAGTGGAGCATCTTCTCTGTGTATGTTTCTTAGTATGGCTGCTGCTGCTTTAGCATTTGGATGATCTTCGTTGTTGAAAAGATAGCCTTTGGTGTAAATAAATGGGGCCTTGATTTTTTCCCAGTAGTATTTATGCCTGTCGTTTTCACAGTCTTCAGATTTAATAATTTTTTTTGCTTCAGTTACACGACCAAGAGAATTAAAGAAACCTTTGCCGTGATTATCATTGAATCGACCTCTGCCCTCTATAAGGTCCGTAATGTCGGCGCCTTCTACACTAAGAGTTTCTCCCTGAGTATCTTTTAACTCAGAGCCAGCACACATGTCGATCCACATTTTATTATCTTTAGCCATACTTGCTATATTATACTATATCAAGTAGTTAGACTATTCGTCTTCTAGGTCCTTGATTATTTTCATTTCGCGAATTTTTAATATAGCGTCGTCGGTAACTTCTTTAATTGTTTCTACAGAAACATTACTCATGTGAGCTATTTCTTTATCCGATGGAGGCTCATGTAGGTAGTCTGCTACATAGTTGAAAAAACAATAGTTAGACATCTGGTGATTTATTGACCAAGGACAGCCAGGCAGCTTAGCCTCGTCATCTTCTGAGAGCTCTTGCTCACTGTTCCTAAGTGCTTTAAGTCTAAGTACCGCAAGTGGACAAAATTCACAGGGCAGCTCTTCCAAGCGCCTAGGGCAGCGAATATCCATTTTTCTTTTCTTACTTTTCATTCAGCACTATTTCCAGTATCCTAGCAACCCGCTCTTCCTCTGGTCCTGTTATTGTTTTATAAGTTATACCATACTTATCTAGGAAGTTTCTGGTCATAGAGTCTACTGTTTTAGCTTCTTCTTCTGTTTGATATCTGCCATTAGCATCATACTGCTTTCCTCTTTCTAGCAGAAAGTTCATGTGCTTTACTCCGCGTTCTTTAGCTTTAGCCATAAACTTAAGTGCGGCCTCTTCCATAAAAGAGTCATTATTATAGAAATATTCGTATATAGGTGCTAGTATAATAGGCGAATCAGTTACGATATAGTTAACTTTTCCATATAGTGTGTGTTCAAGTTTGCACTGTTCGCCAAATATATTAATCTGATCAAATTGCGTTATCAGCGCACCCTGCCAAGCTAGTATCTTAACGTACTCGCGAACTAGCTCAACATTCATGTGCTTTAATTTCATGTTGTAATATAAGCCAGCAGCGATAGTAGACTTACCTATACCGCTGCCGCCAAGCATATTAATGACAACAGTCATCTTAACCTTCTTGCTCTGCCTGAACTTGATTTAGAGATTTTTTAATAGACAGAACAGTAATATTGTGCTTTGCGCCGTTAAATTGTGTTTCAACTGTTTCATTCAACTTAAGACCAAGCAGTTTTTGCCTTAGCTCAGGATTGAGGCACTCAGCCATTGAAAATTTTGACCTAAAAATACCTTGATCTTCAGCTAGGTCAGGAGTATGGGACGTGATTGTGATGATGCTATTTTCACTAACAATACCGTCAGTATCCTCAGTGTAGCCCTTAATCGCATCCTCTTTTACTGAAGCGTTATCAAAGTCAATAAGCTTTAGCTGCTCCGCTTTGGCCTCAATTGCTTGTCGATCAAAATTACCTACATCTAGCATTGCCAATGTACGATATTGAAAGTCATTAAGCATTCCCATTGTGGCAGATAGATCATTCTGTGTTGCTTTAAATTGATCTAGCATATGTTTAATCATTGTCTGCGAAACCTGCAACGCCATCTGCGTATTTTGCAGAGCAACCTCTAGTTCTTTAATTTTAGTTTTAACCGAGTCTTGTTTATTCAACTTTACACCTTTCATAATTCCTCCATTATTTTGTAAAAATAGCTTTTTCTAACATATTTGCAGCTATATTGTCTAGATCTATTAGATCTTTTTTTCTGTTATACGTTTGCTTCCAGGCTATAATGTCGTCGATGTCTTGACAGACTATATCGCCATAGTTTGATTTCACTACATCAAGATTGAACTTTTGATTTTTTTTAAATAAAAGTATATTAATCTTAACGTTAGAATACTTAGTAAATCCTGAATACGAGACATACTGATCATCTTTCTCAATGCCAGAGTAGATATCTGGCCACAAACTAAGTTCCTTAATAACACTTACATCGGATGACACAAAATCTATGTCATTTATAGGTCTATTTGGCAAAACGCCCTTAAGAATAAGGGCAGCTGATCCACATAAAAAAATATCTTTATGATTAGCTTGAAGTTGCCTTATCAGAAAGGATACATCTTTTATATTATCCATACTAGCCCAGTTTTTCCTTGATACGCTTAGCGTATATCTTTAGTATCTGAATCTCTTCATCTGTAAAATCATTAGTCTTTGGTTCATGAAAAATACTTTCTAGCTGCTGCTCTAGGAAAGATCTAATATCTTTTTCAAGCTGGCTAAAAGCGTCACCTTTTTTCTTAATGATCGGACCGCCGAGTAAGTCTCGGATAGCATTTGCCCGCTCAAGTTTTCTATCGAGTTGAGTGTGTACCACACGTCGAAGCTCGGGATCTTCTGCACCACCGTCTGATCCTGAATCAGCTGATCGTAGAGACCCAGACAAGCCAGAGTCTCTGAGATTCTCGCTCTTGTTGAGAGATTTGCTGTCTCCGTCTTTAGTTCTTGAATCATTTTGTTGGACTTTCTTAAAATCTGTAAGTTGTCTTTTTTCGAATTCATAGGTTTTTGACATATTTTCGTATAGCCTTGTTGCGTGAAAAAACTGTGATTTGTTTAATGGTTCATTGTTTGCAACACATCGCTGCCAGTGCGCGTCCTCATTTTCATCATACATTAGAATTCTTATAGAGTCATTATTGAATTCAATTTGTCTAAGGTACTCGAAGTCCTCATCATCTAGAAGTGCTTGTCTTCCAAATATCTCAGGCCAAACTAGCTCACCATATGGTGATCTATCGAATACGATATCTTTACCGCCATACTTGCTATACATTTCTAGTATTTCTTCTAGATACGAAGCGCCAGCATAGCCTGGTTTAAAATATTTTTTATTAGGCGCTTCCATATGAACTATTTGAAAGCCCTGATTTTTATATATCTCAGCAAGTGTAGATTTACCAGATCTGTCAAGACCTTCCAGAATTATCCATGCCACTGTATATTCCTTTTTTAAATTTACTTACGTATCGTTCAGCTTTAGTTAGGGCAAAATATGGACCGTCATCTTCTTCTATGTGACTAACAATGTTATTAGATATTCCAAGTTTTGAAAAGACAAACATAAGTCTATATAATATTTGATAATCTTGTACAATCACAAAAATATTATACTTAATATAAATAGACTATATGCTCAGTTTAAGGCTGTTGTCGTTTACCGTGTTGCACAGCATTATAAGCAGCTTTTCCTCTCATTTCAGACATTTCAGCATCGTGCTTTTCTTTTTCTCTAGAGTGTTTTTGTTGCTCTAGTTCTGCCTTCTGCTGCTCTTGCTGCTGTTGTGCTGCTGCTTGTTGCTGTTGCGCATCCATTTGTTCTTTTTGAGCTTGCTTTTGCTGCTTAGTTTGCTCAAGCTGCATAAGCATTTGCTGCCATTGAAGGAACGCAGGATCGCCAGGTATATACTGTAGTTCTTGCTTTTTAGAAGCGCCCTTATCTCCAAAGAATAGCTCACGTATTTCTCCACGAGTCATATTCTTCTCTACAACGCCCCAGAAAGCTGCATTCATGGGTAGATCTGCAACTGGATGCTTTATGTGCTTCTTTCTAGCGGCAGACAATAAGTCGTTCATAGATTTATGAACAGACATTTCTGCTTGTAATAGTGCTACCTCTGTCTGAGGTGTTTCGTCTGTGTAGCCTTCAAATTGAAACTTATATTTCTTAGAAAATTCTGTGTCTATAGCAGGAATTATGTTTGAGTTTACAAAGTCCTCTATGAACATCAGCATTGGATAGAGGCCTTTCTCACGAGAGAACTCGATTTTAGTCTCATGTCCTTGCATGTTAGCAGCACGACCGCCTGTAACTAGTAGATCTAGGCCTAGTTCCATAGGGTCAATCTGGAACTGCGAACAAACAGCACGCATAAGATGCATGTTATAGTTCAAATACTCCATTTCTTTTGAGCCACCTGCCATAGGAACCCACTGAACGTCTTCAAGACCAGAAACTATGGGAGTACGCCAGGCATTTTGTGCACCGTTTATTAGATTATAGAATTGTCTTCTAAAAGCAGTCATCTGTGACTGAGTCACGGTACCCTTAAGATGAAGAATACCTTTTGCAGCTTGACCATGAGTAAAGAAATTAGAGTTATAGTGCTCAGTATTCATGTGGTTGGTTATATTGATAACTGCCATCTCTGTTGGCGAATAACAATAACCATTACCATCTGCAAAATTCTGTGGACTATAGAGTTTAAAAATTAGATCCTCATCGCCAAATACAGCTAGTGGCCTGTTGTCATATGAAACCTGAATATACTTATAATAGTCAAGTGGTAACTCATTTACAACATAGTCTTTCTTAGGATCATTATCTGACTGCGGCTTAAAAGTATTCTTTACAGACTTTATATGATCTTCAATTTGAGCTCTAGGTGCATTAGCATTAATGTGATAGATACTTTCAGCAGGCACGGGTCTAAATCGATGAAGTGCTCCTCTGCGAGTTCTTATCTTTTCAACGGTAACATTACCAAAAGTAAGGGCATCACGAACAATCATCTTGATAAAATCATTAAATAAAAGTCTATCATCGTCTGGAGTGTTAGCAATTCTTCCGCAATTATAGATAAAATCTTCTAGGTTACTGATCTCAGCCTTTTCTTCTGTTGAATATTCAGATGCGCTATCTCTTTTGATAATTCTATAGCCGAGGTCGAATTTTTTTGTTTGCGGTCTAGCGAATCTAGAAAGAGTATCTACTCTGTTTTGTATGATTGTAGACACGAGCCAGTCTCTCATAGAAACGTCTTTGAGAGTCTTATTAGATAGACGTGATAATCTATATCTGAATATTGTTTGTTGACTTTGCTGGGTAAAAAATGGATCAGCTACTATGGCCTTACGACCTATCTCTGGGTTGTCGTCTTCTGGCATTTCATCGCGCTTCTCTGGCACTTGATCTGCATCACCCTTATTGAGTAGCTCTAGCTCTTTGCGAACCCCGTCTCTTATCCAATTATCCCAAAAGGCCATATGTAACTCCAATTATTGATATATTATACTTTAAGAGGGGCCCTGACAGTTAAAAACCCCATAAAAATCCACCACTTGACCCAGGATCTTCTTCGTCATCTATATCATTTAAACGACCTATCTTACCTAATTTAGTAGGATCTGGTTCTTCGGTGTTTACCCGCAAATTATTAACTGCACAGAATTCTTGTGCTGATGGTGTCTTAAAATAAAATCCTTGAGAATCAACCGTGCTAGACTTGTCTGTTTCCAGCATTTGCCCCATAACAAGAGTACCTTTGCCTAGTAGCATAGTCAGTGGATACCTGAGCGCATCTAGCCAGTGATCGTACTCAGTGTCTGGCATTTCTGTTATAGAGCCGTCAGCTGAGGTTTTAAAGTGATATGTTAAAAATTCATTTATAAGTGGTTCATTAGTTTCTTTAGCTACATGCATTTTTATGTCAGTAGATCCAGGCACTCGTAGCAAGCGCTTAATCACCTGTATACCTGTGTTTATTGACTTGTCATTTTCTGCAGAAACCGGTAATCCAGCCTTCTTCATCTCTGTAACTGCGCCCTGATCTGCGACATCTGGAAAATATAACTGGCATCTATACATAAAGTTATATTTAGTTTTTATATAGTGAATCCACTCAGGCTGAGACACAAAAGTCATGCCATCACTACGAACCACATAAACATTATCTTTTTTATCTATAAAGAAGTAAACGACGGTATTCGGATTTGACCATCCCCAGTCAACTCCGGCATAGCATGGTAAATTCATTGAGTGACATTTCTTTACAAATATGTCGTGTGAGCATTCGCCTGGAAAATCAACACCTGTGAGTGTTTTCCACATGCCGTTCCAGTCTTTTACGTGAAGTTTTTCGTCAAATTCCTTGTAGATAATTCCTTCTACTGAAGGCTTAAGATTCATTAACTGAGCTAGAGCCCAGTCAGTACCTTCAGAGCGTACTTTTTTTATAAGTTCACCCACAGGCTTTAGCATCCAGGACTTAGAGTTTTGTTTTTTTGCGTCTCCTAGGCATATAGCTGCGGCTGGGCATTGTAGGCATTTTTCGCCTGGCATAACATGAGCAATATACTCACGCTGCTTTTTAGGATCTTTCATCTTGAAAGTGTCTTCGTCAACAACATCCATATCATCTTGAATATGATAAGAGAGCGTCGGCTTAGTTCCAGATCTTTCGTCTGGACATCGCTCAGTGAATTCCCAAGCGGTCCAGCGCCTAACATGTCTACCAGCTGAATCGGCATCTTCCATCATTCTGTTCATTAGGCCATATCTAGATTTTCTAGTCGAGATACCAACTCTAAGCGCCTTCTTATCGCCCTTAGTATCTAGCATACCGCTGATCTCTTTAAATGCTTTCAAGCCTTCACCAGACACGGTGTCGATCTCATCTGTTACGACTAGTGGAACGTGCGGACCATTGCATGCCTTTAGAGTACAAGGAAGAACTTCAAGCGTAACTGTTTTACCGCTTAACAAAAAGGCAGACTTTTCCATGTTAAGCTTTTGAAGCACTCGCTCTTCTTGCGGTAGATGCTTATCTTCAAGTATTGGTCTTATCTTGCTACTAAGCATAAAATTAGTCTGATATTCATAACAGCGCTTGGCCTGAGCAATAACTGCCCCAACGTGACAAACGTCTCTCTCGTCGTGTAGCATTATTAATAATTCAGCAATTGCCATACCTAGTGTTTTGCCAGATCCTCTACCAGCAACGTATAGCAATTCTTCAATATCTTTAGGATTATTTTTATTGACGCAAATGTCGTAAACTTCCCAGATAATGTCTAAAGGATTGGTGTCTGCATATCTAGATACGGTAACATCAGGCAGATACAGCCCGAAGAAAACTTGTATAAATTTGGCTAACTCTTCTTTAGTTTCACATTTTTTAAAGAACAGTTTTTTCCTAGTTTTTAGTGGAATCTTTTCTAGATTTATATCTTTCTTAATCACTGATCATCGCCCTTATTTAACAGTGAATCTAGATCTATATCATCGTCATCTTTCTTTTTCTCTATTGTCTTTGGATTGTTGGGGGCAAGTGCATCAAACATAGGCGACATAGAGTTTGTTTTAGCATTTGGCGTCGCGCCTTGCACTATCTTACCAAGTGTTTCCGTTACCTCTTTGTATTCCTTAATAGACCCTATTCTTAGTGAAGGCTTCGGGTTATTCGAATCCAGGATATATCTTCTCATGTCATCCATGTGTTCTACACTAGCAACACTTAGCATAGACGTTAAAAAATCTACT